CCTATTCCAACTTTGTCAGCAGAAGAATCTACAAATAAAGTATTCGTATCAACTGCTAAATCTCCACTAATTGTAGCTGAACTTAAAGTTCCAACAGATGTAATATTAGGTTGTGCTGCAGTAGCAAGAGTACCAGTAATATTACCAGAGGCAGTGATTGCTCCAACCACATCCAAAGCAACACTTGGGGAAGCTGTTCCAATACCAACTCTGTTATTTGCGCTGTCAACTTTTAATGAATTTGTGTCAACAGTTAAATCACCAGTGACTGTAAGATTTTCGAAATTAGGAAGTACACCGCTACCAAAATTAATAGTATCACCTGTGTCTCCCAATGTGAGAGTAGTGCCTGATTGTGGAATTATTTTATCTACTTCTAATTGACTCATTATATAATTACCAATGTTCCTGTTGCTGTTACTGTTCCTGTTATTGTTACGGGTCCAGCTAATACTCCTGAATCCATTGTTTGATCTTCTGATATTGTTGAGCTATGTGTAACAACATAACTTGTTGCATCCATAACTGGTGACATTGTTTTTTTAGCAGGAAGAGTACAAAAGACATCTTTTGTTCCTGAAGTAAAATTTACTAAAGCATCAGAGTTAGAAGAAGAAATAACAGTATCTCTAGACAAAGTATCTGGAGTTGCATCTGTTACTGTTCCAATACCAACTTCAAATTCACCTGTTCCAGAATTAATTATACAATAATAAGTCGTATTAGTTGTACCAACCCCCGCAACAAATGTTTCAAAATCTTGAACCGCTCCTCCAAGATCTAAAGTACCTGTTCCGGTAGTTGCACTTGTTTCTTTAACTCTATCGTTTATGACCAGAGCCACTTTATCCTCCTATCCAGAGATTCTTAAGATGGCTGCTGAAGTTGTAGCTGCTGGAAACTGAATTGTAAAAGTTCCTGACGTAGCTGTTTTATCTCCTCCAAAATCTAAAACTGCAACAGCTGCATTTGTAGTAGCAGATGAAGTATTATAGATTAAAGCTCCTCTAGCAGTCAATGTTACACCTGTAAAAGATCTATCCGCAAAATCAACGAATGCAACACCTTGACCTGAACCGCTTCCAATTGAAGTTCCATTATTAACTAATTTTCCACCAGTTGCTGTGTACTGCCCTGAGTTTGAAACTTCGTTACTAGCAGTATAAGCAGTTGTAGTTGAGTTTAGAGTAGCTGAAGAAGTATAAAGAGCTAATTTAAAAACATCACCACCACTTGATTTAAAGTTATGGTCACCTTCTAACAATTGTTGTTTAAAAGCATTTGCAATCGCTTGTGTTATAGCCATATTTAATCTCCTTATTTTCCTCCGACTCGAGGAACACCTGATTGATATTCATCTCGTCTTCTTCTTCCCATTTGTTCTATTGCAAATGATTCAGCTGCTTGTTTGTATCTTCCTTCGTACAATTGCAACAAATCATTTGGTCCTTTTAGAAAACCATATGCTTCAACTAAGCATGCATACAAAAGTCCATTGGGAAAATTTGTACTTATGTATGTAGTAGTATTAGTACTAGATAAACCTGGGTTTTTCAAGATATAGTTTAGTTGAATTGTATATCCGGCATTAGGTGTTGGAGCAAAAACTAATGTATTATCGTCCCACATGCCATAATATTTTGGCACTCCGGTAGATTCACCAGAGTTATATTCAGACATAAAACTAGTATCTCTATATTCTAAAAAATCTCTATTATTTGCTTGACCTACACCATCAGAATCTACTATTTGAGCTGATCTAACAATTAAAGTATTACTAGGAACATTAATAAATCTTTGACCACTAATTAAAGGAGCAGTAGCATATCTTTTGTTTTGGTCAGAATCAATATCTCTCATGATTCTAAACTCAGCATTTTCGATAAATGTATCTATAATACTTTGTGTTAATACATTACTATCAACTTCTGTGTAGTCTCTAATATTTGTTGTAAGTTCGCTGTAATTCATGGTGTTAATGTAACTGGTCCTGCAGTTACTGTCATTCCTCCAAATTTTCCTGTTACCGTAGGTGTTGATCCTAATGTAAAGGTATAATTGTTTGTATCTACTACAGTTATACTAAATCCTGCAGCATTTTCAAATACTGTATACGCCAGGCCTCCGGGGCTTCCATCCACGTTTCTAAATACAACAGTGTCTCCTGTTGTTCTTCTGTGGTTTGGTTCATTTACAGATATGGTTGTGCTACCAGAAGTAATATCAAATGGATCACCTGGTAATAAACTTTCTGTTGCTGGTTCAACTCGAGCAGGTCTTGCGTTTCTTAAACCTTGTCCATCAGCTGTAGTTGGTTTTGGTTCTAGCTGCGGATGCTTTGCTTCAAACTCTGAAACATGCACTCTTGATCCATTCCACTCTATAACCATTTCTGAATATGGAAATGCCATTCCACTTCTGTCAGAAATAAATTGTGCATATTTTCCTTTTGATAAATTAGACATTTGGATAATAAGTTTTTGGTGTTATGAAAGAACTTGAAGAAGAACCATCTTCTTCTAGCGCTCTCTTTAATTCGTCTTCATAAAGTAACTTCATTTGTTGAACTAATTCTGGTTTAAATTTTTGTGATAAATAATATGCAAGTCCTGAAACCATACGAGGTACAAATATATAGAGTATATCTGCTTCGTTAGTATAGTTTCCGGCATCTTGAATTCTTTTTACATAATAGTAATTAATAAAGTTTCCGGCTTCAGAAGAACCTGGAGTTAAATATAAAGTGATTGTAATTTTATCAATAAATCTTTCTACAAAGTATTGAGTCGGTTGACCGGTAGATGCTTTGTTTGAAAGCGCTTGGTAAGCTGAACGATTAATTTTAGTTAAAGGAGTATCAATGTTTGAATTTCTATAAGATGCTTCTAATACATCATCGACACCATACACAGCAGTAGCATCAGAAGTTCCATCAGTTGAGTCTCTAAACATCGTGTATGTTTTTTGACCACTCACTAATGTAATATTATTATTTCTAACTTCCCAATAGTGAAGACCTCTGTTAGCCCACTCTTGAAACAAAATATTTAAAGAACGTCGTGCAGATTTTAACTGATAGCCAGATACACCTTTGATGCCTATTCTTTCATAGGCTTCTTCAACGATATCTGCAATCGTAAAACCTTTTTCAAACTTTGCTGTACCTGAAGTGGCCATTTAGACCTCCTACTTGTCTATAAGCACAGTTGCTGAAATATCTGCTCCAATAGCTGATGTTGTCATACCATCTTTGAATAAGATGCCATCTTCAGGAATATTAAAAGCAAAGACGTCACCTGCTGGGCAACTTGTTTGAAATTGAGTAACAGAGTCACCATCTTGTAAAGTGATAGACTGAGTAGTTGCACCATCGTTTTCTAAAATGATACCTCTTAATCTAGTTCTACCAGCAAATACAGAACCGGTTGCTGTAACTCTGACTGCTTTTACATCTGATTTAAAAGACATATTTATTCTCCTTAATTAAAGATTATAGATTTATATAGAAGTTTTATCAGGAGTGCAAGAACTCCTTGTAAGCGTTACCGCTTTTTTAAAGAGTTATTACCCTACCTAGCTAGCGTAGATATGATTCTCGCCGTCCCTAGGATTTATAGGGTTCTCTTGATTCTTTAAGATCAGTCTAATTGTAGTTTTGATCTGATCTCCAAGAGCTGACATTTCTGGTGTAATAAGTCCGCCGTTTTTAAGATACAATTCGTTCCATCTAGACTCGAAGTGAATCTTCCTCGCGAACAACACCATGTTGTCGTTTGCCATCATCAACCTCCTCATAGGTTATGTAGAACTTGCTTTTACCATTGTAATTAAGCTTGTTCGGCTCCCATTTTATAGTGTTTTTTCCTAGATAGTCAATGATTTCTTTATGCACTTGTGGCATCGTAATCATCGAACTATCGGTCTCTAAAATGAAACTGGTCTGATAAGGTTTTGTAAATATCTGTATTCTGTATTTTGATTTCATATTTTCTTTCTATCAAAAGAAAGGGCCCCAATCAAGGGGCCCCGTCTTAACTTAAAGTAAGTAAAAAGAACTACTTATTACGCAGCTCCTTCAACTCCAAAGATTCCTCTGAAGTCAGATACACCAAAAGAGTATCTCTCTCTTGCTTTGTATCTCACGTTACCTGTATCGAAGTCTCCTTCCATCGCTGTTTTAATTGGCGATCTTTCGAAGTACTTCATACCGTTTGGCACATCAGTGATAATGTAAAACGCGTCAGTGTCAGTCAAGAAGTTATTCACCACATAACCTTGTGGTAACATACCTTTTGACACAACAGCATTAACATCGTTGTTATTACCGCCTGTTTGACCAGCAGATTTCATTAATCTCTCTGCAGTGAACTGAAGTTCTGAAGGAATAATTAATTT